GGTGTACGTAGCCTAGCCAGAACAATACAAGAAAAGTCAGCCCCTATTGGAGACATCTCTAAGAATGTAAATAACGACATCAAATCCCTTTTCGCGTCAGAAACTGGAAATATAAAGATGCACTACTCTCCTCGTGAGGCGTTTGTGTTGCTTAACTTCCCTGACCTTGGTGTTGTGTATGCGTTTGATACACGTTTTCCGTTACAAGACGGCAGCTATAGAGCTACAACGTGGTCGCACATGAACCCGCTATGTTTTACTAGCACCTCAACAGATAAGCTGTATCTTGGTGTAGTAAATGGCGTTGCTGAGTACACAAGCAACACAGACAATGACACAGGTTACTTACTTAGCTACTTTAGTCATCCACTGAGTTTTGGTAGTACGTCAAACCTGAAGTTCTTGAAGAAGATAAACCTGATTACGTTTGACGGTGCAGAAGCAACAGTGGTGCTGAACTGGGCATATGACTACTCAGGTGCTTACAAGAAACAAGCCTACACGTTACCAAAGTCTAGTTCAGGACAGTACAACATTAGTGAGTTTAACACAGAAGCTGAATACTCTTCGTCAATATCGCTTATTAATCGTCAAAAGATAAACACTAACGGACAAGGTACAGTGGTTGCTGTAGGTGTTGAAACAACAGTGGAAGGCAAGTCTATAGCTATACAAGAGTTAAACATTCACGCATTACTAGGAAGGATTGTCTAATGAGTAACTACACTAAGCTAACTAACTTTGCAGCCAAAGATGCTCTTGTTAGCGGCAACCCTGCTAAGGTTATTAAAGGTTCAGAGGTTGGTGCAGAGTTTGATGCCATTGCTGTTGCAGTGAATAGCAAGTCAAACAAGGCATCTCCAGTGTTTACTGGTACGCTCACTGCTGAGAACATTACAGCAACAGGTACGACTAACCTATCAACTATTAATGGTGGTACGTACTAATGACCGTGACAGAGGCTAAGCAGACGTTAATGCTTGAGCTAGTCAGGGCTACAGCAGGTAACTACAGCATAGAAGAGTTGTTAGAGCTGTACTACTTTATGATCGAACCTGAAGAAGATATAAAGCCTACACTGACGGTGTTGAAGAGAGGAGAGTAGAATGAGTCACTTTTCTACATCTTTTATTGCAGAAGCAGTAGATAAAGGTTGGAAACTACAACAAGAACTGGTATACTATTCAGACCTTCTTGGCAAGACAATAGTTGTGCCTAAAGGTTACTTTACAGACCTAGCCAGTGTACCACAGATTATGCAGGTTATCGTACCTGTCGCTAATGCTAAGAATAGAAAGGCTGCTGTTGTTCATGACTATCTTTGTACACACGGTGTTGAGTTAGAGATTGTAGCAGACCAGAAGCAAGCTGACAAGGTGTTTAGAGAGGCTTTACGTGTTTTAGGTTTGGGACGGGTTAGATCAGGTGCGCTGTACTACCCAGTTAGAACATACCAATGGATAACAGGATGGTTCAAATGAAGACATTACTAGTAACACTAGCAGCACTGACACTAGCCAGTTGCACACAGCTAAACAGTCTTGAGATTACATCTGAAGATAACGCTATGGCGTGTCTTAGGGGCAACACTAACGCTGCCGGAGCTGTGCTTGGGGCTAACGTTTCAGGAATCACCGTTGAGCTTCCCGCCCAAGTCGATACTTCAGGATGGACGGCTGACGATTGGAAGACACTAGCTGAGCTGTGCGACTAAGGAGTTAATGTATGGGTACTACCGTAGCGCCACTAGCAAGTAGCATTGCAGGTTCAATAACTTCTTACGGCAAGTCAGGCTTGGGTAATCTTGGCGGAATGCTTGTAGATTTAGGTTCTGTTTACAACTCTGTTGGCGATAGCGGCGGTGTTATGGCTGCTGCTAATGATCGTAACAACGGCAACGTAGGTGCAGGCGTTACTGACAATGTAGACCCTAGCAAAGCGCCTAAGAAAGACATATCCGCTGAACAAGTAGACAAGGTAGTAAAACGATCTGACGAAATTAGAGCCTCTGCTATGTCTAACGAAGACAAGAAAATAGCTCTAAGTGAGTTGTTAACAGCTGAAGGCATACCACACGATCCTAATTCTTTAGATCCTTTTTCTCCTTCAGACAAGTTTGGGTTGTTATCTAATCGCATTAATGTTGTTAATTCACAGTCAGCAGCAGCGGCAGCAGCGGCGTCAGCGGCAGCTGAGGCATCAGCAGCACAAGCCAGAGCAGCAACAGAAGCAATTCAAGACGTTTTTAATGTAGACCCAGTAGCTGACGCAGTTGCTTCAGATCTATTAGGAGGCGATCCTGACTTAACAGGAAATGTAGACACTATAGCCTCTACTGTTGCCTCAGAAGCTACAGGTGGTCTTAAAGCGGGTGATGTAGTTACAGACGATCGTATTGTTGGTGACTACGAGTTTGTATATGACGCAGATAACAGTGTTTTTCATTATGCTCCTTTTGATGAGAATGGCAATAGGATATATACAGGTGAGACACTAGACGCCAGTACAGTAAGTGGGTTTGACCCTAACGCAGCAACAACAGGCGCTACTAAGTCTGTTACTTTTGATCCGTTAACTGGAGAAGCGTCTATAGAGCAGGTAGGAGATGCTAGTGACGATACTAAAGACACAGATACAACAGACACAGGTGGTGATGATACATCAGGCATTACTATAACGCTTGGCGGTGACGGCTTACTAGGAGGTTCTAGTACTGTAGACAATAGCAACATGGGGCCGTTCCCTGTAGGAGCTACAAATGCAACAACGACTACTACAGGTGGCGGCACTGGCGCTACGTCTACTGTCACTGGTGGTGTTACTACTGGGCCTGCCAATACTACTGTTGTGGATGGCTCTGGAGACGTTACTGGAACAGGTGACGTGTTTAATACTGCAACAGACACCAAGAACACAGGAGAGACGCTAACCACTGGAACGTCTGTCAAGCCTAGCACAGTGGTGACTAACGGAAACGATGGCAGAGACGGTAATGACGGAACTGACGGTAAAGACGGTAAAGACGGTGGTGACGGACTTAACGGCGGTGACGGACGTGACGGTAAAGACGGTAAAGATGGAGCTACAGGTTTGATAATGATGGGTATGCTGTCATCACCAATAGCTAACAATATATTTAAAACAGAATTCGAGAGTGATTACCTGCGTCCAGAGTACGTAGATAGAATCTTACGAGGCAAAAGAATGAACAACAACGGAAGGAATACATAATGAGTCTTTTTGATGCGATTGGCGGTCTTGGGGCTATTTATGGCTTCGATAAAGGTATTAAAGATGTTCAGGGTATTGGTGAACAGGCGCTTACCCGCGCTCAGACAGGTGCTACTAACTTAGAAGCACAAACCCAATTCAAACCCTTTACTGTTACTTCTGGTGTTGGTGGTGCGTCTTTTGACCAAGCAGGCAATCTTGGACTCACAATGACGCCTGAGCAGCAAGCTATACAGAGTCAGTTACAGGGCTTTGGTAGTAGTATGTTTGATTACTTAGGTGATCCGGCAGCACGAGAAGAAGAACAGACTGCACTGATGAATATGCTTGCAAACGGTAACATTGCAGGTCGTGAAGCAGACATTATGTCTCGTTTACAAGCCAGTGTTGCTCCTGAGCAAGAACGAGCAAGACTACAGTTAGAAGAGAGACTAGCAGGGCAAGGCAGGTTAGGTGTTCAGACAGGTATGTTTGGTGGTACACCAGAAGCGTTAGCTCTTGAGAAAGCTATAGCAGAACAGAACGCAGGCTTTGGCGTTAGCGCTATGGAGCAGGCTCGTGCTGAGCAAGCACAAGAGTCTAACCAGAGACTAGCAGCGTTGCAGGAATTCCGTAACAGAACACAGTTAGCAGGTGGGATGGGTTTGAATGCTCTATCAGCTTCTTATCAGCCTCTTGAGTCGTTACTGGGTACGTTATCACCTGCACTACAGGCAGCAGACATAGCAGGCGCAGGTCAGCGTCAAGGCGCTCAGTTAGGCGCTACAATGTTACAGTCTGGTCAGCAGACACAGCTTGGTGCAGAAATAGCAGCAGCAAACCTACAACAACAGCAGATACAGGCTATTGCTAATCTGTTGGGTGGTCAGCAAGCTAATTCTGTTACAGGTCAGACAGAACAGACAGGTTTGTTTGAAAGTTTGTTTAATAAAGGTAAGGATTTATTAACAGGTGGTCTTAGTAATGCCGCTACAGGTGGCTACACTGGGCCTGCTGTCGATGCCGGAACTAGCGCTGCATTAAACGCATATACGCAATCATACATGGCTACAGGAATGTCTCAAAAAGACGCTACTGAACAAGCAATGCGTGATCTTGGGTTCTCTGTTTAAGGAAATTAATTATGGCTAATATAGATATTGCGTCTTTGTTCTCTGACATTGTACCAAACCCAGAGCAGCAACAGCGTGAACGTGTCCTACAACAGAATGACGCAGTTAATCAGGCTAAC